GATGGATCACAAACAATTTCCATAACATGATTAAACCAGAAGTGGTAAATGAATCTTTAGATGATATTCGACCATATATCGAAGCAGATGGTGGATATTTGGAATTTGTAGAAATAGAATATAATTTAGACGAAGCAATTAGGGATTATTATGGTGTCAAGGATGGAGAGGAAGCAGCCATAGTTAAAGTAAGATTACATGGTGCGTGTACTTCATGTGTTATGAGTGCTCAAACCTTAAAAATGGGTATTGAAAAACATCTTACTATGACATTTCCAGAAATAGTTGGGGTTATTCAAGTAGAATGATGCATGTAGGTTACATGAAAAAGAGTATTTTAATAAATAATTTTAGAAATAATCTGAGATTCGGAGAACAAAGATGCCACTAAATTTAGCATCTCCTGGAATTGTAGTTAGAGAAGTAGACTTAACCGTTGGTCGTGTAGACACAGCATCGGACAAAGTTGGAGCTCTTGTTGGTCCATTTGCCAAAGGAGCAGTTGACCTTCCAATTTTGGTGGAGAATGAACAAGATTTATTAGATAATTTTGGCAAACCGTCAGGAACTGATAAACATTATGAGTATTGGATGGTCGCATCTTCTTACCTATCATATGGTGGAGGATTGAGAATCGTCAGGGCAGACGATACAGACTTAAAAAATGCTTATGCTGGAACAGCAGCAAACATTAAAATTAAAAGTACAGAAAATTACAACGATCTGGGATACGATGGATCAACAATTACAAACGTAACTGTTGCAGCACGAAATCCTGGTTCTTGGGCAAATGGTATAAAAGTCGCAATTATTGACGATTTTGCAGATCAAGTACTAACCTTTGGCACATTACCAACAGATGTACACGTTGGTTGTGGTATAACTCAAGGTATTCCAGCAAACACTGTATTAGCTGGTTCTGGTACAACATCATTACTAACTGGTTACTTTAAAGGAATTGTAACTGAAGTAGATGCAACCAACAAAAAACTTTCAGTTAAAATTTTAGAATCGGTAACAAATGCAGGTGTTTCAACAGAAGCATCTTATCAACCAAATGGTATTTACAAATTTGGGAATACTGCATTATCAGTTCATACTGTCAATGCTGGTGTTAAGACATCAACTGCAACACCAACTGCAAATGTAGATTGGTTCGATTCACAATCAATTCAATTAACAAACTCAGTTATTAATTGGAATAATATTGCAGATCGTCCTGGTACATCTAACTATGCAGCTGCACGTAATTCAAGATTTGATGAAGTTCACGTTGTTGTAATTGACGATGAAGGATCGGTAACTGGTAATGCAGGTACTATCTTAGAGAAGCACTTATCACTTTCTAAAGCAAAGGATGGTGAGTATTCATTAGGATCACCTTCATACTGGAGAAAGTATCTTTACAATAATTCAGGAAATATATTTGGTGGTAGTCAACCTGCTGGAATCGTAACAACATCACTTGGTAATGGTGTTACTGGAAGTAACTTTACACAATCAGCTGATATAGGTTGGGATCAAAATGCTCAAGGTATAAACTTTGGTGCTACTGGTACAAACACTTTAACATTAGCAGGTGGTAAGAATTATGATGGTAACTCAGATCCTACTGTTGCTGGTTCATTCCAAGTAACTTTAGCAGGACTTGCTGCAGGATATGAATTATTTGAAGATGATAACTTAAACTCAGCAGACTTTATCTTGATGGGTTCTGGTAATCATACTAAAGAGACAACTCAATCATTAGCAAATAAGATTATCTCTGTTGCAGAGATAAGAAAAGATGCTGTTGCGTTTGTATCACCAAATAGAGGATCATTTATAAGTGATGGAGCAGCAGGTGCTGTAACCGTCTATGATCATGCACAAATTACTGAAAATGTAATTAGTTTCTTCTCTCCCGTTGCATCATCATCATTCGCAGTATTTGATGGTAGTTACAAGTATATGTACGATAGATTCGGAGACACATTCAGATATGTTCCAATGAACGGAGACATTGCTGGATTATGTGCAAGAAATGACATCAACAACTTCCCTTGGTTCTCACCAGCAGGAACTGCAAGAGGTGCAATACTTAATGCAGTCAAGTTAACATATAACCCATCTCAAACAGAAAGAGATCAGTTATATTCAAATCGAATTAATCCAATTATCTTCTCACCTGGTGGAGGCATAGTTCTCTTCGGTGATAAGACTGGACTTGGAAAAGCATCAGCATTTGATAGAATAAACGTTCGTAGATTGTTTATCTTCCTTGAAAATGCAATCTCTGGTGCAGCAAGAGATCAAATGTTTGAATTTAACGATGAAATCACAAGGACAAACTTTGTGAACATTGTTGAACCATTCCTCCGTGATGTACAGGCAAAACGAGGAATCTTTGACTTCAGAGTTATCTGTGATGAAACAAATAACACTGCTGCAATCATAGATAATAATGAATTTGTCGCAGACATATTCATCAAACCTGCAAGATCCATTAACTTCATCGGTCTAACCTTCGTTGCTACACGAACAGGTGTATCATTCGAGGAAGTAGTCGGTTCTGTTTAACGAGGTAATTAAAGAAAATGGCAACCCAATTCAATAGACCACCTTTAAGAAGAATCACTGACTTTAAAAGTAAGTTAGTTGGTGGTGGTGCAAGACCGAATCTATTTGAAGTCGAACTTGCTTTCCCAGAGGAAATTGCAATCGACAACGATGTGAAGGACAAAGCAAGATTCTTAGTTAAGGCAGCTGCCTTACCTGCTTCTAACATCACTCCAATCGATGTTAACTTTAGAGGAAGAATCTTAAAAATAGCAGGAGATAGAACATTTGATACATGGACTATCACAGTTATTAATGACACTGATTTTTCAATTCGTTCTGCTTTTGAGAAGTGGATGAATTCAATCAACAGATTATCTGATGCTACTGGAACAAATAATCCAGCAGATTATCAGGAAGATGCTTATGTTCATCAACTTGATCGTGACGGATCTACTCTTAGAACTTACAGGTTCTATGATGTTTTCCCAACACAGATCAGTCAAATGGACTTATCTTACGAAACAGTTGACACAATAGAGGAGTTTCAGGTAGAATTACAAGTACTATACTTTGAATCAATCAAAGGTGTCGGTGAAAATGCTGGAGGAGAAAGCATTAGTTAAAACTGATAAATAGTGCTATAATAAAAGAAAAATAATTATACAATGGCAAAACTCTTTGGATTCTCAATTGATGACTCGGATAAAACACCCGATTCAGTAGTCTCACCCGTTCCCCGTAGTAACGAGGACGGGGTTGACTATTTTGTGCAATCTGGTTTTTATGGACAGTATGTAGATATCGAAGGTGTTTATCGTACTGAATATGATTTAATCAAAAGATATCGTGAAATGGCTTTACATCCAGAATGTGATGGTGCTATTGAAGATGTTGTAAATGAAGGAATAGTTAGTGATCTATACGATTCTCCTGTTGAAATTGAATTATCAAACGTAAATGCAACTGATAAATTAAAAGATAAAATTAGAGAAGAGTTTAAACATATTAAAGAAATGATGGACTTTGATAAGAAGTCTCATGAAATATTTAAAAATTGGTATGTTGATGGTAGATTATATTACTTAAAAGTTATTGATACAAAAAAACCACAGGATGGCATTCAAGAGATCAGATATATTGATCCAATGAAGATGAAGTTTGTTCGTCAAGAAAAAAAGACAAACAATAAAGGTAACTTACCTTTAGATCCTAATGCAGGTGGAAATGGAAAGAAAACAGAATATCCAGAAATTGATGAATATTATATCTACACACCAAAACCAAACTATCCAACAACGATGTTTGCAACTGCAGGTGGTGCAGGTAAAGGTGCAGTTAAAATTGCAAAAGATTCAGTGTGTCATGTAACATCTGGATTATTTGATCGTAATAAAGGAACTTGTTTATCATACTTACATAAAGCAATCAAAGCTCTTAATCAGTTAAGAATGATTGAAGATAGTCTTGTAATTTATAGATTATCAAGAGCACCAGAAAGAAGA